TTGACTACAACCACTGAGCAAGGCTTGACGGACATGTCAGTCGCAGAAAACATCAAAAAAGCCCGAGAAAACAAGGGCTTAAAGATAGAAGAGGCAGCGTCCATATGTGGGATACCACTAGGCACATACCGCAAATATGAGGCGGGTTCGAGCCTGCCAACTGCGGATCCAATACGGGCAATGGCGAAGGGCTTCGGGGTATCAACAGATGAAATTCTGATGGAACCAGACGAACGGTCAGTGAAAGCGGAACTAAGAAAACTGTTTTGTGTCGTGGCAACGCTGCCTGAATGCCAGCAAGCAGAGGTCAAAAGGGCAATAAAAGGTCTGGTTATGGTTTTCCAGCAAGAGGACCTATCGCAGTGATGAAAGACCGAAGAAGTCTTCGGTAAAGTGGGGGTGTAACAGCACCCCCACCCGGCTGGCTCAAAATCGCAGGAGGCGTGATGCACTGGATATTGGCAATAGCGATGACAGGATCAAGCACAGCAAGCGTCATGAGGCCGTACAGCACCGAGGCAGAGTGCAGGAAAGCACTGGAAGAGTTTTTCAGTAGGCCACACGGAAAAATGGAGTACAACGGCAGCTGCTTTGACGAAAACGACGAAAACGACAGGAAATTCCTGAAATTATTCAAAGGCTGATACAGCAAGAGCGCCACGCCCTGCGCCGAACTCAGCCCGGACGATAGAACTGTCCGCCCTGCCCCTACGGGCCCTACGGGGTCCTCTGCTGAATCAATCCCAGGAGAACGGAGTTAGCCTGGCAGATGGATAGAAGCTCTCCGCATTCGCTACGAACAGGGGCTCGCCCCTGAAGCCCCGAGGTGCTGCAAGGAAATTGCCTCCGGGACCCGACAACCGACTGTGCTGTGCGATTTGGGTCCGTTGCGGTAAAGCTGGGTGATCATGGCGCGAAGTGATCTTGCGGAGGGCCTGAGAGCGTCACACGCGATCAGGAGAGGTGGTGCCACGCATAATTGACGTTATGGGTAAATCGATCGCCGGGGGCTGCGCAATGATCCCGACGATCGATTCTGGCCGTTGGCCGCAAGTACCATAACGTCCACACATTATGCGTACCTCTAGATTCCATCCCAACAGCGGAAACGCCACCAGAAATGAGGACGGGTTTCCTGCAGGTGCCACTTCCAGTCGATAACATGCGAGTTACAGAGGTCTAGGCGCTCGACGACAGGATTGAATCTGTACATAAGCTCAAAAGCTTTCATTTGATGGTCCTCTGCGTGCGACTGGTATCAGGAATGATGTTAAAACGTGAAACCTTTTGTGGTTGCGCGCTTTGGTCCACCGCTGCGAGCCCTCGCTGCGGACCGTCGCGCGACTCAAGGGAGCGAGTTGATGAAAGACCGGCGGGTGTGGCATACGCTGGCTGCTGCTTAGTGTCATCAAAATATCCGTTCTGAACGACTGACATACAGAAATCAAAAGACGTTGTCATGCGTGTGGCCTGCTGTGAATAGCACTGGCAAACGGTGTCCTCACCATTAAACGTGCCAGTGTTTAAACCTCTCGACTTAGCAGACAACAGCATACGTACATCGGTCGAAGCCATGCAGGTAGGACGTGGAAAATCACGGGCCTTATTGGTTTCATCGTACCTGGGCGCAGACGACTCAACATCAGCAATCCTAGGCTTGTACTGCTGGATATATTCCTGAACAGGTTGAACAGTACGGCCTTGGGTCGTAACACCGGGAGTTGAAGGTACTGATGAAGGTCGCTTAGATTCTGAAACAGTTGATTGAGAATCTGAGTGCATAAGAGCCTCACTGTCAGATGTTTTGCTCTTCATAACATACCAAAAGCCAAAACCCAGCAGCAAAATAGGAATAATAAGCACAGCGAGAAAGAGCGGCACTAACTTGTAATAACTAGGCGTAACCTTCTTGTGAGTATGAACGGTTGAAGACTTATAAAGGCCAAAATAGTGTTTATCGAACTCTATTTTAGACTCTTGAGCCATTTTAAAATTAGTTCGACTTTCAGGCTTATCAATACACATCTCATATTCATGTCTGAATATGCCTTTAGTACGACCGTATGGACGAATAAAGTTTATATGCTTACCTACCAACTTTCGTACAGGCGAACAAATAAGTGATGGGTGCTGAGTGATGATATGAACGTCCCAGCCATGATGCCGATGTTTCTCAAAACGAGTAACTTTTTCAACACGTCCACGGATATCAGTACCGAATGTACCCTGAGCCTCGTCTATGACAATAACGGAACCGTCAGGCAAGTCATACCAAAGGTCGGGAGTTTCCCATTCAACCCATTTAGACTTAAGCTGATCAACCTTAAGCTCAGGGATACCATGGTAATAAATAGTGCGTGGAGGCAAGCTTGGATCGTCAGGATCTTTGTGGAGCCGCAACAAAGGATTGTTAGGATCAATAGCATGCTCCAAATCAATCTCTTTAATTGTATTAAGAGTCTTGCCAGAACCGGGTAAACCAGTACGAAGAAATAACATGCGCCCTACTCCTTAGGTGTCCATTTCATAGATGTTTTGGTGCCAGCCTTATTCATACCGGCAAGAAGAGCGCGAGCAATGTAGGCAGAAAATAAGATATTCAAACAAACATCTATCTTAAGCATGCCAAGAACAGAAATCCAATCGCTAGGCAAACCACCAAGCTGAGAAAAAGCATAACCCTTGGCCTTATCGAGAGCGGCATCAATACCAACATAACTTATTGCAGCAAAGCCGAGACCACGGAGTAATTTCCAACCAAGAGGGACTATTGAGAGTCCGACCATACGTAAGAACAGACCAATAATTGCAGGCATTTATCAAACTCCAGTTGCGATGATTTCAGCTGCCTTACGCATTGCGAAAGCAACCATTAGATAACCCATAAAAGTAAGAAATGTACAAAGACCGGGAACGTTAGGATCAACAGTGAATGACCTGCCAGACATGAAAGGTACACTTACGGTCCTTAATACTGGGCAAGACGCACCAAAGCGACTACTAGTATCAATCATTGATGTGAGGTCAAAAGTAGAATTAGAATCAGGCTTAATAGGCTTGTAGTCTTCACCGGCAAACTCGGATTGAAGTTCGGACTTTAAATCAGCAATCTTTTTCTCAGTAAGGTCGCGATATTCTTTATCAGCGCAACGTGATTGCTGTTCCTGACGAAGAACAGCGCATTGAATTACATCACCGGTGCAAGAAACTAAAGTTTGACACTGCATATCACCAGAGACCTGAGCATCGTCCTCACCGCATTTATCGCCTTCACAAGTACCATCACCGGAACCAGAACCAGTACCAGAACCAGTGCCTGAGCCAGTACCAGTGCCTGAGCCAGTACCGGAACCAGTGCCTGAGCCAGTACCGGAACCAGTGCCTGAGCCAGTACCGGAACCAGTGCCTGAGCCAGTGCCAGTGCCTGAGCCAGTACCGGAACCAGTGCCTGAGCCAGTGCCAGTGCCTGAGCCAGTGCCTGAGCCAGTGCCAGTGCCAGTGCCAGTGCCAGTGCCTGGGTCAGCACCAGTGCCCGGTGTTGCAGGATCAGGCGTAGGCGGAGGGACATAAGCCTCTCCGGTAATGGTGATATCAGCAGTACAGTTAAAGCCACCAGAACTAGCAGCAGTACATATACCAACACCAGAAATAGTAGTAGCACAGCCACCGGGAGCTGGTGGAATTGGAGTATCAGTAGATTGAGTCCAAGTATATCCCTTCTGGGTAGCACCTTTAGCATCTAAACATTTTTGATTGGGAGAGTCGCAACTACCCTTTTCAGAATTATAAGTTGATCCAGATGAACAGGAATCTCCATTGCGGGAAACTGAATACTCACTTGAAACAGAAGTACTGCCATCAGTCCAGCTTATCGTAGGAGTACAGACAGCAGATGAACCGGAAACAGAAACTGTCGCAGAAACAAATTTTGGATTTGAGGAATAAACAAGTGCACCACGTGCATCACAAGCAGCACCAGCAGATGAATAATCACCTATACCATATGAAGTCCAAGTGAAATCAACCGCATATACAAACACGGGAAATAATGAAGAAAAACTAACGACCAGTGCACAAAAGAAAGAGCGCAGCCGTAACCCAGAACCAAACGAAGTCATTCGGATCAATATACATTTTAGTGGCCCCATGATTTTCTCCAGACAAAAAAAAGCCCGGAGGGAAAAACTCCCACCGGGCAAACAGGGTTAATTAAGTCCCTGCGCGCATTGCTTTCTTGGCTGCACCGATGAGGGCAACGAGGCCGAACATTGCAGCGACGACAGCAGCAGCGGCAGCAACGCCACCAGCAACGTAGCCCAGAGCTTCAGCGGTGTCGATTTGAGCACCGGCAGCGAAGGACGGAGACGCGGTTGCCATAACGATAGAAGCGGCTGCCAACTGAGCGCGGCCGGATTTGCAGAGAACGAGCAATTTGTTTTTCATAAAACACCTTAAAATGAGTTGCGGACGGTTTTGCAGACCCAGACAAAAACAAAGAGTGCAAGCAAGGCACCAGTTATTTCCATACGCTGTTCTGCGGTAATAGCAGGACTGAGAGAGTCCCGCATTTCTTGGACTGTGAAAGTTTGAAGTTGACCAGTACAAACGGGAGTACCGTCGGACTGAACTTGCCACATTCCGTCACAGCCCAGAAAATTCATGTTAACCAGCCTTCTGAGGGTTCATTGCATCAGAAAGCGGAGGAATGTTTTTACGACGACCTTGACGAGGGTCGCAGTTGAACTCCAGCCGACCATCACGAACGTCAGGGATAACATCACACTCATAAGTGCCAGGCTGAGGAACTTCGCTCGCGGTCTGCGCATAGAAATCGACCTTCTGAGGGTAAGGTACACCGGGCAGGTGAACATAAGCCTGAAACATGGTGTAGGGCTTCTGAGACTTCGCAGCAATACCACTACGAGTAACACCGGAAACCTCGACCATAAGTGTAGGAAATTTGATAGTAGACATTGTGTTGCCCCTTACAGTGTGGGAAGCCGAGAACTTAGGCTCGGATTACGAAATGCCCAGCTGGGCGGAATAACATTTGGTACACGTCGAAACGTCAGGAACTGACGCTTGGCTAGTTGAGACTTGACTTGCTGAGCCGATGAAGCCTGTAAAAACAGACGCATAAGCGAGCTAGCGAAAGCACTATCATCAATGTTGCCAGAGTTAAAATTAGCAATCTCGGCCTCTACTGAGTAACGAAGCATCTGATATTGAGACTTGTCCATTAGTAACCCATCCATTCAGCAATTGAAGGAGTACCTTTTTCTTGACGATCAAGAAACCAGATACGCTCAGGTTTAGTCCCCTGCTCTTTCCGAACCTCGATAACAGCAAGTGTTTCAGCAACTTGCTGGGTCAGAACAGGATTCATAAAATCGCGAACATGGCGCTGCTGTTCAAGCATGCGACGTTGCCCAGGTGATAGCTGGATGCCTTGAAGGCTTACAGTCTTCATGCCGCTAACTGCAAATGGTTAGGCCTGCGATACCAAGCCGGTATGGAAAGAGCAGATTTTGTAACTTCGCGACATTGACGAACAAAAACAGGAGCGTAACGAGAAGTATCACAAGCATTACGGATATTAATGCCGATCCTATTTAAGCGGGCTGCGTGAGTTTCAAAAGCACGCTGAGATATGCCGTGAGGACTTCCAGACATCCAGAGGATAGCCTGAGAAGCTGTTGCGTTAGCTGATGCCCTGCCCTTGCAAACACCCTCATCTATAAGCTTGTCAGCAATACTCATAAGGTCCATTGCAGTCACCTTCATTCGTTGATCAAGACCAAGAAATTCGTCATGTATGGTAGTTAAGCGAGACTCATTAAACATGCCCCAATAGGCGAGCCCTTCACGCTTTAAGTATTCGTTTTTAAGCTCTTGTTCCATGCGAACAACGCCATTAGAAGCGCAATAATCACGAACTTGCTTTACATAAGCGTACTCTTGGGAGTTTTCACCAAAAGCGCGTTTAATTTTGGGAAGGCTGTTTTGATCCATTTCAAAAGACTTATCATAAGCCTTACGATATTGAAGTCTGCCGCCTTGACCATTGCCCTTTGGGGTCCAAGTGACAGTTCGACCATTAGGATAAAGAAAGCCAATACTATGCCCAATTCTCTGAGAGGAAATGCCGCGAAGATAAGCAGGACAGTTGCCTTCACCGAGAGAAACATTTGTAGTTAAGTCAATACGTTCTATCTTGGCACCATCGGCAACGAGGTCGCCAGACTTAGCACCGGAGGCACCATCGCGAAGGTAAACTTTGGTGCAGCGAGTAAACGCAGGAAGTCCATATTGAGCAAGAAGTGCGTTATAAACGGAAACGCATTGGTCGATATTAGTGAAGCCAAAAAGGTTATCAAGTCTTCCTATACGACTAGGATTGCCGTCAATACGAATTTTTCGGCCCTGAACATGAATGGTGACAGAAGTTGAATAAGACTCAATGTGTTTAAACTTAGGGAGACGCTGAACAATTAACCCGTTCGCACCGTCTTCATTTCCAAGCCGGTTTTTTTCAACCTGCCGGCCTTGTTTTGCGTTTCTCGGGCAGATTTCTGCCCTCCTTTTGCTGATTGGCGGGCCAGTCCCGCCTTTCAGACGGATTTATCCTGCCGCCTGTTGCAAATACCGCTTGGCCAGCATCAGATTGGCCAACCCAAACAAACTGAACAACTGCGCTGTATTCTTTTCCAGCCCACGGTAGCGAACCTTGCGATGATTGAAGCGCACCTTGATTACCTGGAAGGGGTGCTCGACCTTGGCACGCAGTTGCGCCTTGGCATA